ACACTTATATCAAATTTAGAAAACTCTTCAAAATTCAATTTCAAACAAGACGACAACATAAATCAGTTAGAAATTCTACATCAAAAGGAATCTGTGTATCAAGATGATATTACTAAAGACAAAGCATATTTAGATGAACTTTCTAAAACTATAGAAACTACCACCGTAGGACAAGATGCTTTAGATAGTGCAATAGCTAAAGGTTCAGAAACATTAAAAGGACATACAACTGCTTTATTAGATAACAAACAAGCAGAAGAAGATATGGCTAAAACAATGATAACGACTCTTATTGAAAGTCAAAAAGCTAGTGCAGAAATCACTCTAAAACAACAACAAGAAAATGAGAAAAATTCATTAGCGTCTTCAATTTATGGAGGTTCAGGTACATCAGATGCAATTATTAAAGCATATGATACACAAAATACTAGCACTATAAAAAACGGAACAGAATTTGCTAATTATTTTATAAAATATATATGGTAAATAATGTATGATTTATAAAGTAATTAATCATAAGACTTGTTGAAGTCTTATTTTTTTACCCAAACTTAATAAAAAGAGGAGATTATAAAATGAAAAGAAATAGAAGCCCATTTATGAAAGAAAGTGGCATATACAAAATTACAAACCTAATTAACGGAAAGTTTTATGTTGGAAAAACAAAAAGACCATTCCATAGGAGAAAATCAGAACATTTCTGTAGATTGAAAAATGGGGAACATGAAAGTAGTACACTACAAAGAGATTGGGATACAGTAGGCAAGGACAGAAAGAATTATACTTTTGAAATTATTGAAGTTATTCATGATGATGATGAAAATAAAATCAAAGAGAGAGAAAAATATTACATAGAATTATATATAAATAATGTAGATTGTTTAAATAGTAATCATTAAAAAAATATTATAAAGGAGGTTTTTATTTAAGTGTACAAAGAAAGATTTAAATACAAGTACAAATATAATGGGTACGCACCCAGTTACATATGGAGTAATCCAAAGCCTTTTAAAGGTGATTTTGAAACTATGTTAGAACATTTCCTCAAGGAGTCACAAGAGCGTGGTAAAAGCAAAACAGAATTTATATCTAAAAATCAAGAAGGGAAATTAGCAGTGAGGAAATCTAAACAAAGAAAATCAAAGGATAAAATGAATAGAGAATATTAAACTAAATCGCATTAAAGGTAATTACTTACTTATGTAGAATAATATTCTATAGGAGGTGAGATGGTATGAAATTTGAACAACTTATGAAAGAATTACATTTGTCAAAACAACAAAATGAAGAAGTAATAAAAATAATTCAGAATTATTCAGAGCAACAAAATGTAGATGCTCATAGATATAATTACGAATCAGAGATGGAAAAAGTAGATAAGGAATTTAGAAATCCACAAAATGCAGAGTTAGCTTTTAAGTATTTTAAAGAGAAGGAAAAGAATTCAAAAGTTACTTTAATGTTTGATAAATTGTATGGTGATATGCCTAAATATAAATATTGATAGTTGTATAAGTAAATAGGAGGGGATAAGGTATGAGTTCTCAAAGCAAAGGTGAATCACTTACCATAGAACATGTTCTTAGATATATATATAAATGTGAACGGGGTGGATTTGGTGGGAACATAGATTCAGATGCTATAGAATTAAACCCAGTTCAATCATACTTGATAGGATTAGCACCTATTTATAAAAGTGCTGATAACAGCAAAAAAAAGAATATAGATAATTTTATAGAAAATTTAATTGATTATGAAAACATGTCAATTGACCAAATTGGTATTGATACAGTTGGGAAGTTAACAGATGAATTTGAAAAATTGATAAGATAACTAAAGGCATCCATAAGGGTGTCTTTTTTAATGCGAAAAATTAACAATGAATTAGTAAAAGGATGTACTTAATATTAATTAAACTAATTCAAACAATAATTATTGTAAACTTATATACACAATATGGTTTACAATATAGATTGTAAATTAGAGAGGAGTGATTATAATGGGTGGTATTAAAGGTCAAGCAAAGAATAGTTGGAAGAATGAAGCTAATATAGAAACGTTCATAAATATGTTAGTATTAGGGTGTTCGGTGCCAGAGGTAGTAGATGCAATAGGGTTCAAGAGACCGACTTATTATCAATGGTTAGATGATGCTAATATAATGAAAGAAGTCGACAAAAGAAGACACATTGTTCACACCGAGGGTCAGGCATTTATTCGGTCAAGATATAAGAAATATTTGTCGAACATTGACACATTATGTAGTGATATGACAGATAAGAGAACATGTCTTAGTGCTAATCAGTATATGGTTGACCGTGTTGATGGTAAAGCAGGGTCATCAATTGATGTTACTGTGGCTGAAGTTAATGATACTAATGATATAACAAGTGCTAAGGATTTATTAGCTAAGTATAATAAGCAGTTATCAGACCTATCAGCAGATACAACAGAGGATGAAGTAGAAGAAGAGTAACAACATTAGATAGAGATATTAGGTTATCTCTATCTTAATAGAGTACACATAGTATGTGTATTGTATTAAGATATATAGTTCATATAGAGTACACTACAGACGAACCTATTCTAACACCCTTGTAAGTGGCATTGTATGGTAACATAATATATGTAATACGGTTCGTAAAATATAGTTGACTTTAAACGAACGCTATTATATACTTAGCATATAATATATTAGGAGATGATTATATGCAAACGTATTTCTATATAAGAGTTAGTAGTAAGGAGCAGAACACTATAAGACAAGAGGTTAAGGCAAAGGAGTATAACATACCAACTAAGTGTGTGTACATTGAGAAAGTAAGTGGTAAGAACGTAACAGATAGACCAATACTACTAGAATTAATGAACACACTACAACGTGATGATAAACTTATAGTAGATAGTATAAGTAGGTTCGCACGTAACACTAAGGACTTACTTGAGTTAGTGGAACAATTGAATAACAAAGGAGTTATATTCGTATCACTTAAAGAAGCTATAGACACTACTACAAGCACAGGATTATTCATGCTTACTATATTCGGTGCAGTGGCTCAATTAGAACGTGACTATATAAAAGACCGTCAAATGGAGGGGATTGCAATAGCAGTAACAGAGGGTAAATTCAAAGGTCGTAAGGCTATTGCATACCCTAAGTATTGGGATAAGTATTACAACATGTATAAGCAAGGAAGTATGAGTGGTGTTGATGTAATGAAGATATTAGAACTAAAGAAGACTACATTCTATAAATTGATAAAGGAGTGTGAAGGTGATAGTAAATAAACTATCATCTTTTTTTATTGTATTCTAGTTAAGTTTATAAAGATATAGATATTTAAATACAATATCCGACATGGATATACATATAGGGGGGTACTTCTTTATTGATTCGACAAAAAATCGTGGTAGTAACCTCTACAGAATTTTTAAGAAAAATATAAGACCTTGAATAAAAGGATAATGATGTTCTTTGATAGTAAATATCTCGATATTAAAGGATGAGGATATTTCTATAATTTACAATAACTGTTCGAATTTCGGAAAGTATAGTATAATGCTAAAGAAGTCAAATAAAGTAATATGGAATTATAAGGAGATTAAAAATAATGAACAATGAATATTATTTAAACAATGATGATTGGTGGGATTGTTGGGAACTACATAGGAAAAACATAACGCATCTTATTTCAAAAAAAATACTTGATAAGGTACCACATGTTAAGAGTGTAGCAATATTTGGTGCAGGACATTGTAATGACATTGATTTGAATTATTATACTGAAAATTTTGAGATTGTTACTTTGTTAGACATTAACGAATCTATCATGAGAGAAGGCGTTAATAGACAGTCATTAACAGCAAAGAAACTAAGTAAAATTAA